TGTCAGAGGAAGTCTTTGAAAGCTGGGGAATGGTCTACGTTCGGTGTATGAGCCATTACCGCTATCTAGCTGCCAAGGGACAATCACCGATTTATGGCGTGGGCCACTGGGATTATTGTGATCTGGTGGTACACACGTTGTTGATGTTGGTTATTTTCATGATTTATGGTATACCAGGCAATATTATATTTTGTTGTCTGTATGCGTTATGGGCGATTATACGGAACTGTGTGACTTTCATGCGGAGCATAAAGTCACAGATGTTACGGGTTCGCGCTACGCGGACACGATTAGCTTTGCACAATTTTAATTTGTTCGACTTACGTTTAGTTTCTAACGACCCGATGACGGCAGAAGGATTTTGCCGCTTGTGCCTACGTGGCGGAGCGTTAATAGGAGTGCTAGGTTTATTACGTACGATTTTTCGTTTTGCTACGCATTGTGATATTGACAAGCATGTAGAAGAAACAACAGTGTCGGAACCCGTAGAAGATATTTCTGCGAAACAGACCACAGGTTGGACATTTCCTAAGGTTAAAATTCTTAGACATGGCGAACAGGGCAATGTTTTGTCTCCTGAATCGTTAGATGAGGCTGCAAAGAGAGAAGCGACAAAGAACGTTTGGGCCCATTCTGTCCAATATTCTGAGAAGAGCACAAGTACGACAGAAGAGCGGTGTAATACGTTAAAGAAGAATTTGATGTATATTCAAACCACGCGATTAGAAGGTGGCGTGCCTATTGGGCCAGCCACGTTTTGCAACGCGATAATGTTAGGATCGAACGTAGTTATGATGCCTTATCACATGTGGTTTGTCCGCGAAACTGAAGATTGGCAGCCTATTGAATCGATGCGAGTCGCATTCTGCCGGGCAGAAGTTCAATCGTCAGGATGGGTCGAGACTTTACATATTTCGAAAGGCCATAGGTTAGCGCAACACGATTTGATAATCTTCCCTGTTTATGGTGGAGGAGTATTTGCGAGCGTTGTTAAACATTTGGCAGTTAAGCAATATGTAGGTGCAGTTCGCACGTTATATCGCAAACGCGATGGTACACTGCAGAACTTACCGGGAACGAGTATTTCAACCACGGTGTCTTTATATAGACGAAGCGTAGCTACCTTCAATTGGCCTTCTTTGGAAATTACAAGAGATAAGGGATGGGAAAACGGCGACTGTATGTCGGTGATAGTGTCGGACTGTGCAAATCCCCAGATAGTGGGTTTTCACTTGTTGGGAAAAGCGATGTCGATGACAGGTTCATCGTGCTTCGTGGATCGCACGCTACTCACTGAATTTTTGTTGGGGCTTGAGGACAAGTTATACCTACATAGTGCTACTTTGATACCGGAGAGCATATACGGGGTAAACCTTGGATTAACTCCGGATGTCCATTATAAGAGTTGCGTAAACTTTATCGAGGACAAGAACGTTTCTGTGTTAGGATCGTGCATTGGTAAAGCGACGTATAAGTCAGAAGTTCGCCAATCGATAATTTCGAAGCATATATCTGAAACCTTGGGACCCAGATTGCACGGTCCTCCTCCTTTCAAGGGGCTGGATGGCAACCAACCTTGGAAACCATGGCAGACGAACATGGAGAAGCTAGCCCGGGTGCCCGTAGACGTTAACGATGCTGATTTAGATTGGTCAGTTAAGGATTACATAAAGCCGCTTATTAGGATTGCGAGGGAACATGTTAGTCACATGGCTCCACTATCATTGGAAGAGCCAATTAATGGCATCGAGGGTAGTCGAATGATTACTTCGATGAATTTTGCCACTTCCGTGGGATTTCCTCTCACTGGACCTAAAAGAGTGCATTTAGACGAAATAGGGAGGCGCGCAAGCGGCCAACCCGTGTATGCGTTTAAGACCACCGTGTTTGAGGAAGAATGGAAGTTGATGGAGGAGAAATATGTTAACTTGGAATGTGCTCATCCGATATTTAAGGCATCATTAAAAGACGAACCTGTGAAGATAGGAAAAGACAAAGTACGTGTATTCCAAGCTGTAGGCATGGCCATGCAGATTGGGTTGCGGAAATTTTTTATGCCTTTGGTTCGCATAATGGGATTGTATCCCCTTGTTTCTGAATGTGCCGTGGGAATTAACCCCCAGGGCTTGGAGTGGGAGGAATTACATAACCATATGTCTTATTTTGGTGACGACAGGTGTATAGCCGGTGATTATAAGGGCTGGGACACAAGTATTCCCGCCAAGTTAATATTAGCCGCTTTTGATAGTTTGATAACAATAGCTCGCGAGAGCGGAGGTTATACACTACGCGACTGCAGAATAATGAAAGGTTTGGCGATGGATGTGGCCTACGCCACTACCACGTTCGATGGGACGTTGGTTAGGTTCCACGGCACAAATCCTTCGGGACAGAATTTGACTGCCCATGTGAATAGTATCTGTAACAGTCTGTTATTGAGGTGCGCCTATCATAGGAGCAGTGGACCCGCGTGTCTGCCTTTTCGCTCGAATGTTAAGTTGATAACTTATGGGGACGATTTTGTTGGCAGTGTGAGCATGAATTCGACGTTTGGTATGATTCATTATGCTCGGTATTGCGAATCAGAGGTGGGAATCGTAGTGACAACACCTACGAAGGAGCCCATAAAGGAGGATTATATAGCAATGGACGAAGTAGATTTTCTTAAAAGGAAAAGCGTTTTCTGTGACGAGTTGGACACGCATATAGGCGTGCTTACATTGGAATCAGTAAACCGGAGTTTACATTGTACCATGTGCAGTAAGGGGGACGAGAGGAATGTTTTGATATCCACCATTCGTTCCGCCCTACAGGAGGTATTCTTCCACGGGAGAGATACCTATGACTATTATTGTACGGTATTGCACAGGGCGTTAGAAGAACTGGATTTACACCATCACCAGCTCTTTATCCCCTATGACGATCGTGTCTTGGCGTGGCACAATCTGTACAAGTCAGAAAATACGTCGTTGGATTCGGCATTGGATGACGCACTACCAGAAGTGGCGCTTGACGAATTTCTTGAGATGGGAGGGATCATATCTGGATATGATTCCGCCTCGGTGACTAGCTTTAATCGACTAGCCATTGAGTATAATATAGGATTAACACAAC